GGGGAAACCCGGTCCCGCGTGCTTACCACGTTAAATTCTGCTGTCCATCGGTTGTTTTCGCAATCAAATCTATCAATTCAAGCTTTCCTCAACAGAAGCTTAGATATTTTCTGGCCGCGGCATTATGACCCGGCCTTGGGGTTCCTTCGGGGACCCCTGCGGCAGGCACCCCTGCCGCGAGCAGCCAGGCGGATCCTCGCCTGGCTGTGGTCCAATCTCCGCGTGGTACTCCTAGGAGTCGCCATGTTTATGCTACATGTGGGTGTCTACATCGCCGCCTGGGTGGTATCCGCTCTGGGTTTTCCAGAGCGCATGCTACTCGACGTGATGAGCCTGCGTGGACGTATTGTGAGCCGGTTACTGCGTTACGGCGCACACGCATCGGAGCTTGGTAGTGCGTTACCTGATGTTGCAGCCACGATGGCGTCGTGGAAGTATAGGGCTTTGTCCAGCGGGGTTTCAAACCCCCATGAGGAAGAAGCCGGGATTAGGAAGAATGCAACGAAATACATTTTTGGTTTGTTAAAGAGACTCGAACTCAGAGCATACCAAATCCAGCAGGGCGATCGTGGTCGCGGTACAGGGATGTTTATAGATCCCATTGACTATACCGCCGTCCCAACGAGGCCCAAAGCGGATGACGCGTTTGTCTTAATAGACTCGGACTACTATGTCGATATGGCAAGGGTCCTTGACTCCTTTAGACTCACGGTCTTATACACCTTTTGCCCGACGCGGGCGGCTGGAGTTGGTCGTGGTTACCAGTTCTCGATCACTGACAATGTAGTTTCGTACCAGAGTCCATCTGGTTATGTTTGCTCCCACCAGATTTGGGCGTACCCAGCAGATTATCTGCGGGTTTATGGCCCTGGTTGGTGGATCTTCCGTGATGTGTCTTGGTTCCGTGTTAAGAAGTTGGCGTTTCCGCACGATCGGCAAGTCGTGGTCCTGATACCGTGGTTTAAACTACCATGGTGGTTGGGGCCCCTCAGAGCTATCGTGACTCGAGAGGACTCTGCTCTCCGCCGCTTCAGATACACATATGCCAAAGTGTTCACCGCGTTCCAGACTTGGATCGGAAACCAACTGTCTGTGACTGTTGCGCTGAACAACAGTAACTCTGCCCACGAGAGTTACGATTGGCAAGTGTTCGGTAGGTGTGTCAACCAAACGGCCCGTATAGGGGCCGCGAAGTTGCCAAATCACAATGCCGTTACACTGACCCAGACCGAGTATCCCGACCTCATGTGCATGCTGGCGAATGCTGCCCTAACCGCCGGACCAATGGATGTAGTCCACACGGGTTATCCCGTTGGTCACTACACCGATGAGGAACTCGAGGCGGAGAAAGAGAAAGGCCGTCAGAAGCCGCGTGTCAAATGTGGGTGTGATCTGCACACCACGCACGGAGACAAAACAAAGCCCGAAGGTGTGGTATACACCACGGGCGAGAGTCGGGAACAACCCCGGTGTGGAGTCACACCAGTTGGTCCCGACCCGCTTGTTGATGAGCACAATGAGGTTTCATCCCCCAGCCGAACCAGGGAGGGGTTGAACCATGGGCTCGACAAGCGTGTTGTCGAAGTGCAGGACGCGGCGAAGAAGCGTGTGAAGCCACATGCGCTGGGACCGAAGTTTGCTGAGTTTGTCACATATTTACAGAGCAGACATATAATCCCGACAAGCCCCCTTAGTGATGAGGAGGCTATGTTGAGGGTTCCGGGTCCCAATAGGGAGAGAATGACAAGCGCTCTCCCCGTTAGCTTCACCAAAGAATCCAAGAAACCACGGCCTTTTGTTAAGGCTGAGTGTTATACAGAGCTCAAGGACGAGCGGATCATCACACCGTTAGCGGAGGAGGTCCAGTCCAAGCTGTATAAGTACTCGTACGCCCTGCAGGACGCACTGCATGGGGCGGCGTGGTTCGCATTCGGACAACCTCTTAGCAGTGTTGCCGATCGCGTCGCGTATTTAACGACGCGCAGGAACACCGTGCTCATCGAGACCGATTTCAGTCGGTTCGATGGGTCCATAACGGTGTACATGCGACAATTGGAAGCAATGATATACGCTGCAGCCTTTCCAAATGACCCCCACGTTTTGAAAATACACCAGAACACCTACGACCTAAACCTTGGACGTGGGCGCCGTAGCGGTGGAGCCAGAGCATCTGGATCCCCCGACACATTCGTTCTGAACTCTTTGCTCAATGCATTCATGTTCTTCAACGCGATCGGCCCTGAATTCGAGGATATGGTAGTCGTGGGTGGAGATGACGGGTTGGCCGCGCTGCCAGCCAGTCTAGTCTCTTTAGTTGAGCAGTCTGCCAAGGACTGTGGCTTTATGCTAAAGTTGACAAGGTGTGATAAGACGGTCTCGTTCCTCGGGCGCATCTTCTCCAGGGGTAGTCCAAATTCGATATGTGATGTGGAACGTACAGTTCCCAAGATCCATATCGTTAACCGCGTCGTACCATCCAAGTGGTACCACTCGGCTTACAAGCTGAAGCTTGAAGCCTTGTTGACTAACGACGCGAGCACCCCCATTATTGGAGATTATTTGCGTGCCCAGTTATGGCGCGTTGTCCTGGCTCCGGATTTGCCAGAAGCCTTCAAAGACATCCCTTGGCCCATTAAGGCGGGGATGCCTTATGCAGGGGCTTGGCCAAACCGGCAGGAGGATTGGATGTGGGATTACATCCTCCAGCGGGTCAACAAATTACCGGCGGGTGTCCTAGAGGCACACCACGGCCCACGCCCCAAGGCGCTTGGGGCGCGGCCGCCTTGAACAGGTCGCATCAAGGCAGGTGGCAAATCTCCCATGGTTTCATCCAAAGTTAATAAGTTAACCAAACCTCGTATGCAACCCGCGCCTGCTCAGCAGGCGCAACCGCGCCGGCCCCAACGTGTGGGCCCTGCTTCGGCTAAACGAATTGGCCGCCCCAGTTCTTCTGGGGCGCTGATCGAACACGAAGAACTCATTGATTCGCTTACAATCACAGCCTCCGGGTTTAAGATTGCTGGCAAATCGAACGGTTACGCGATCAACGCTGGATCGCGATTCACATTCCCCTGGCTGTCGCGCATAGCCCGGGGTTATGAGAAATACCGTTTCGAGCATCTTGAGTTCGAGCTTCGCAGCGCCAACCCCGTTACGCACAGTGGGATGATGTATTTGTCAGTGGACTCTGACAATGCGGACCCTGCGCCAGCGAGTGCCGCCGAGATGATGGCGAATAAATACAATGCCTCTGGAGTTGTATTCAACAACATCTTTCTCGGCTTTGGTCCCGCTGCATGTGCTGCTCTGCACATGCCGTATGACCGAGCTTTTGTCAAGACCATCGATGGCACCGATCCTCATCCGAGGTCGGCCACCATCGGTCGTCTTTACATTGCGGCAGCGCTCAATCAGTCGGCTACCTTTAACCTCATTGTGAGATATAAGGTTCGCCTGTTTGAGCCACAACTCGTTCTCGAGGTTGCGACCGTCCTCACAGGTTTGATGGTGCCTGGAGCAGAACTCTCGAGTGGAGAGTCTTATCTGCCATTCCCCATATCAAACTCTGTGGGCGGCAATGTCGTGAACCGCCTGATTGGAGGCACGCTCTCGGCCGTCGTCGACGTGACGAAGGTCCTGGGCACAGGACTTGATCTATTTGTTGATCTTAAGTCCAACTCCACCGGGCTTGACAGCAGCTCTTTTGCTGGTCTCATGGCTTACGACAGCGAGCTCAGTCCCCTCACCACCCCAACCGTTACCGGTTGGGTCAAGAGGAATAGTTTCTGGCGCGAGGACGTATCCGATGGGCGTAATTCCCTCGGTAACGGCCGCCAATACACTATTGACCTCTTGGCAATGAGGGAGCTATTGCCAACCGTCAAGTACCTGGCCCCACTGTTTAATTCAGCAGTGGATGCCACACTTGCGCTTGGCAATTTGCAGGTTGCTTGGTTTTAGGAAACGTGTTGAACGCCAC